CGTTATACTTTAGCTTTTTAGAGTTCTCGCTACGATAGGTGATAATTGCATCACCATAATCTGCTACTAACTTAGCTAACTCATCTTTGCTCACAAAATCTCCTTTTAGTAGGTTAGCAAAAATTATTTTGCTGTACTAGCTGAAAAGGAGAGCGGAGGTTAGTTGATAGCTGCGATTACTCCGGCAAAGTACTGTGCTGCTTTACCAGTCAGCTTAGACACTACATCTTCATCGACTTCTTGACCTGCATCGGTCAGGGCTGCGATCAGAGCTTCTTGAGCTGCTGCTTTTGATACTCGTGTACCGCCACCGCCAGAAGATTTTGTACCACTAGGAGCAGGTGTCTTCTTTACATAAACACCGGCCTTGCTAAGAATCATACGTACACCGTTTGCTGATTCTTCGAACTCATCTGCGAGTTCTTTTACGATTTCCATTGAAGTTTCAGGGGTAGGGTCAGCTTCTTCGTATGCTGCAATTACCGCTGCTTTTTTGTCATCATCCCACGCCATTCTGCGTTTCCTTTTTGGTTTGCCATAATACCCTGGACAAGTGCCCAGGCGTTCGAGTTGTTGGGTATAAAATCTATCACCCATTAAAAGATTTTTTCACAAATACAAGATATGCTACAAGTAAATGTAAACAGACGCCTGCTATTGTAAAACCGAGTAAAAATTCTAACATTTATATGTTCCTTTCATCACTCTATAAAAACATATTATAGTTGAAGAACATCGAAATGTCAAGAACTTTTTTTCGATTCCCAGTAATGATATTCCATATATTCGGGCCACCGCAGGTATTTCTGTAGAGGGTATGCCCAATACAGTCCTTGATAGCACGCTTCTACTTTTTCTTCCGCATTACACCAGTTACAAGGAGATCCTTCCTGTACTCCCATAACTGCCTCTTGTACTGTGCAAAAATGATTCCACATCTTCATGGTACTTTACTCCATCCTTTGATTGTATTTTTCTCAATGTCTTCGTAGCAATTTGACTCTACATGTCGTAGTATCAGTTTATCGCTCTGAGGATTTTGAGGCAGGTTTACTCCCTGTAGAGTATAAACGTCTTTGATTTCTCTTCCAGAAGAAAGGCTTGTAAAAGTAAGTCTTACATGCCCTTCTGCTAATGCTTTAATTAACCCGTTCATACACTTGTTTTCCTAAGTCTATACCCAGATCTTTCAAATGGGAGAGCTTGCCTAAGTCATAGGCTAAAGAGTTTGCATAAAACCCACCAACTCCTGCTGCTGCTAGATAACCTTCGTCATCTGATGCTTTTTCAAAAATATAAATTTGGTAACAATCAGAGGAATATTTCTCCTGATAGATTGGCTTATCTTCTTTCTTTATAACCACAGCAGGTGCATGATAGCATGCAGACCAAACAATTTCTTTTTCAGCAAATTCTTCAGCTACACAGTTCTCAGGTAAAAATGCAGGACTCTTTCTATCTTCTGCGGAAGGAGGACGTTGAGGAACTCCTACGCGCTCAAGAATATTTTTCACAAAATTAGGAGAGCGATAAAGATACTTAGCAATGTTACTGATGTTATCTCCTTGCAGATAATCTGATACTGCTTCCTTGATCTCATTCTGGTTTGGAGCCTTTCCTCGATTCTGTGCTTTTCTCTTCTCTACGTACTCTTCCCTCTCCAAGAACTCCTGAATTATCGTATTGAGGCGCGTTGTATTGTATGTTATATTCAATATTGCGCATGCTTCCTTCTTGGTTATAGGTTTCTGGTCCGTAGAAGTGGGCTGGAGCAGGCTTATAACGTGTCGAAGGTTCGAAGCTGACAGATTTTCGTGATCTTTTTTCTTTACTCTTCTGTTCAAGTTCTATCTCCAGTTTAAATAATAAACAACAAATTGCGTGTGCTACATGAGACACATTTGACTCGCTGTCGAGATCCTCACCATCCATATGTGCAAATATGTGCCTAAGAGCCCCACTAGTGTAACGAGACTGAAGATCTTCCAGTTTTTTCCAATTTTCTTCATCATACTTATTCGCTCCAAATGTAAGTACTTTTGCTACTTCAATTATAGCTTTTGGAGGAAGTAAGTGCATTTTTGGTTTTTCGCCATCATACTTTACTCCCTCAGTCATTAGACAAATCCTCGACAGCTTTCACAACGTCGGGGAAATGCACTCCAAGAATATCCCAGCATAAATCTGCAACTTCAATGTGTTCTTTTTGAGTGCCGTGACCCCGCCGCAATTCACAATAATGAAGCCATGAGCGCAAGGTGCCTGCCATATACAGAGTAGTTTGGGTCAGGCCCTCGGGTAAAAGCGCTCTGGCTTGTTCTTTAGCGATGCCTGTGTTAAGAGCCATCTCATAGTGATCTTTTGCAACTCGTGCTACTTCGGCTTGCATCTCATTGAATACTTCCTGAGCTTTTTCTTGCTTAGTTCTGCTTTCATCTACCATGCTCAGTTGCCGGTTTGTAGGGTGTTGCTTTCTTGCTTCTCGTTTTACACTAAATGTTTCAGCTTCTGCATATCGTTGCGAGAACTCTTGAAACGAGAAGGAACGATGACGAATAATTTGCCGAGAGATATCTCGGGTTGTCTTAATCTCCATCGTAATTGACACCATCTCGAACGGAGACCAGTGTCCTTCTTTAATTAAATACTTTAACAACTTTGCAGCAGTCTTTGTATTATTTTGATTCGCAGGATTACTTACTCTAGCCGCATAAGCTATCAGCTCATTTGCTGTGTGACAGCCGGTTGCTGCACTAGGAGTAGTCATTCCTACTAAACTTACTTCACACGTCATCTACTTATCCTTTTGTCATAATCTGCGAGTTCTTCGTCCCACCACCACGGTTTACCACGTACTTTCCAGGTAGCTCCTTTACCAATAGCTGCTTTGTCTTTCATGTAGAACATGCGATACGAAGCTACTGCGTCGTCGCTTTTGAGTTCATCAGGCATTGCTTGGGCAAAGGGAGTACGCCCCCTGCTTGGGAGATTATCTGGATCTGGTAATTTTGCGATAACTTCTCTAAAGGATTTATGGTCTGCGCCTCCACGATACACATGCTCTTGGTTAAGGGCGTGTGCGTAGCAGAAGAGCCACTCGTAGTTTTCGAGGGACTCTCGGGCCCACACTGTACAAGGATGATTGTACATAGTAGGAAGATAAGGAAAATCCCTAACTGGATTCTTCTTAGCTTCTTTAAGTACGGACCATTCTTCACTTGTGAGCTTACGCGGTACATATCCTAAGTATTTATCTATCCAATGGTTAGTGCACAACATTTGTGCAGATTCTAGTTGCATTTTGCCTGTATGCGGATCAATATGATACGCAGCATTGACATCGTGATTATTTTCTTCAAGCACAAATATATTCATAAAACATATTATACTCGTTTAAGTTGTTTAAGTCAAGAACTATTATAAGTAATAGTGCCAAAAATTTAAATTCATACTGATTCGTTTACCTGAAACATATGGAGTAACTGAGTGCAGTACTCCAGGAGCAAGTAGAACTAGCTTACCTGTCTCTGGAACTATATCTACACTATCTCTCACTAAGTGTAGGTTTGCTCCAGTTAAATTCTCTACTTTTAAGTAAGCGATAGCACTACATAAAGGAAAGACAAGCTCATCTTCTTCATTGCTTTTTTGTTCGTCTTTATCATAATGCTCTTCCGGCAGAGGAAGTATTGTAGGATCATGAGGCCACTGCTCTATTTGAACTGCCTCACTTAAATCAGCAAAATCATTTAAAATTTCTTTTATAATCTTTTTCTGATACCATAACGCATTTTTAATATTAAACTTCTGAGAAACAAACTTATGAAAGTTACTATCAAAAATTATTTCTTGTGTTTCTTCTTCTGTGAAAAAATTATCTATGGTTCGCCAAACTTTCATTTTTTGTCCAAATCGTGATGGAATATTTTTCACCTTCTGTAATCGGTAAACTACCGTGAGGGTGAGTTATTTGTCCAGGCCAAAGAAGCAGGTCTCCTACTCCTATATTTTTGTTTGTGAACTTGTGTCGAGGAAAAAATAGCTCTCCTCCAGAATACGTGTTGTTCAGCTTTATACTTCCTGTAATATAGCTATCGTCATGGTGGACTTTAAGATCTAGCTTCTCACCTAACTTATACCGTACCGCAAACATACTTGCTATACTTATTTCGGCTGACTCTATACCCCAATAACTTGATGCTTTTTCAAATGCTTCTTCTAAGCCTACTTTCAGTGTATCGTACCATTCAGGTAGATCATCCTCGAAGTGTATATCATCCGTATGATACACGAGACGAGGATTATATTTCCAGGTGTTTATTTCTAAAGCAGAGTCTAGAAGGGCACTGCATATATCTTCCGGTAGAAATTTTGTATGGAGTATATCTTGACTAACGCACTCAAACTCTATCGGATAGAATAGCTCACGTGACATTTTCCATCCGTGACATTAGTCGTTCGGCGCGGTTTGTTACTTGTCGATACCAAACAGAATCTCGTCCCTCTGCTGCAGCCAACTTATAATTCTTTCCTACCAGAGCTAATCGAAAGTTTTTGAACTTTGATAAACGAGGGCGTCCCATATTGAACATCATATTTACTACGATCTCTTGCGCTTCTCCTGGCATATCAGCCCAAATGCTTTCATAGAGAATTTCGCACTCAGAGATTGCTATGTCGAGATCTTTTTCAAAGCATTCTCGAACTCTTTCCTCCGAGACAGGCGTGCCGATAGCTTGTCCACTCTCTTCATCAGAATCAAGCACAAGGTGGCCGACACCAAAAGTAGGATAACCAAGATGGTCATTATAAATTTCATAAACAACTCCTTCATCAATCTTTAGCTGCTCATATACTGCGTCTCTATTCATTATATATTCCTTATAGAATTCTTCAATTCTTCTCTTGGTCCTCTGTTTCATCTGTATCCACTGCTGTTACGGTTCGATAATACACTACTACTTCTTTGAGTTCTCTAATATAGCGCCTCAATTCCTGCATGTTTCCGGACAT